GACGATTGGGACGTTTGTTTCAACTGCAAGTCCTCTAAGCTCTTCAGCAATCGCTTTGATATAGCTATATGAATTGACAGTGCTATTGTTGCGATACCTTTCGGAAGCACATATATTAAGGTAATCAATGAAAATAATATCAGGTCTAAATGATTTCTTAAGTGCAAGTTCATTAAGAAGTGCCCTAAAGTGGCCAGCATGAGCAGAAGCAGTTGGATATTCTTTAATAATTAGCGATCCTTGTGTTTTTTGTGTAAGGTTTATCACCTTATCCTCATACATTTGCTTTGGCAAATCAGTTATTTCCTGAATATTGATATTGAGGAGGTTAGCATCAATTCTCTCTGCAATTTTTTCTTCAGCCATTTCAGCCGTGATGTATAATACGTTCTTCCCGCTGAGTAACGCGGAAGATGCGACATGGCACATAAACAAACTCTTACCGACGCCAGTGCCAGCCAAAGCAATGTTAAGAGTCTTATTCGGTAAACCACCCTTTGTAATCTTGTTAAAATACTCAAGGTCGAATGGAGTTCGGTCCTCCGTGCGGTGGTATGATTCATATCTTGCCTCATAATCAAGTAAGTAATCGTGCCCTACATGAGCATCAAAAGAAACTGCTAACGCATCAGACAGAATACTTGGAATAGCATCTCTATCCTTATCCTTATCCTTTCCATCTGCAAGTGCGATAGATTCCATGAGTGCCAAATATATAGCACGATCACGACACCATTTCTCTGTTGTATCTACCAACCAATCATAATCAGTGGGTACATCCTCAAGATAACTAATGAGTTTTGTAATCTCAGTAAAAGAAGTGTCATTGATATCACTTCTCTTCTCTACCTCAATACAGAGAACTTCTTTTGTTGCTGGTTGATTGTATTCATGAACAAAATTATCTACCTCTTCAAAAACAATTTTTTGATTATGGTCTTCAAAGTAATCTGGTTTGATAAAAGGAATTACCTTACGAAGATATTCCTCATTATACAGAAGATTTCTTAGGATTAGGATTTCAACTTTGTCCATGTGGAATATCAAATACAAAAGTTATACGTGTCTCATCACCGATATTAACCGTGCCATGAGGTAGTTTATTATTAAACCAAAGAAGAGTTCCTGGTTCAACAATGACACTTTCTTTACCACAGAAATACTGATACCTTCCAAGTATAGAAAGATGGTATCTATTTCGGGTAAGATAATAAGTGCCCTCGTCAATATGTGCTCCTACAATTTCGTCTATAGGAAGTGAAAGAAATCCGCATCTGTGAATGTCTACATTCTTAAATTGCTTGCGTATGATCTTTCGGATCTCACTATGATGTGCGTAGGCTGGTGTTTTGATGTTGATCTCAGAGTCTCCCACAAAGTCGTCTTCGTGTTTGACACCACCTATTATAAGTTGAAGTGCGCTAACTGGCAAGTCTGAGAATCCTCTATCAACTAAGGACTGGGAGTCCTTCAGATTCTTCTGATGGTCCCAGTCCTGTGGATATTTCTTTAATTGGTCAATTACTTTCTTGACGTTGATTCTCTTCTTCAGAATCTTGATGCTCTGGTCGCAACCACCATCCGTCATGGGGGTCATTGTTGATGTGCTCATACTCTTCAGGATCCATAACTAAACTCCTCTTTTGCAATTTCATCTAATTTTTCCATCACTTCAGAAGTGAAGTATGATTCTGGGTCTTTATAAATTGCTTTAGCATAAACTTTCTTACCATCTATTTCATATCGACCAGCAACATTCTTCCAGAGACCCCCTAGTTCACCCAACTCCAGGAGACCATAATACCGATCAAGACCCCGCTCATCATAATAAAGGCGTATCGTAACATCTTTATTCTCCTTACTTAAACGCGACTTTGCTGTCTTAGCTTTAATAAGATTTCCAATGACTTCTGTTCCAT